CATCACAGACACCACTAGCATTACTAGCTACAAAACAAATTGTAACCGCTTGTGTTCCTCCAGTAGAGGAACGAACAAAAATAATATCTCCAACACTAACTGTATCAGAAACATCGTTAAAATAAGCGGCTGTATTTACATCGCCTATTGCATCTGTCGTGGAGTAAGAAAAGAGTCCAAGTCCGGTACCTTTCTTTGATACACCGCCAACGACATTCCATCCATCTCTATTAAACGCCATATCTTTACTCCCTTGTTGTTATTTTAACGATACCATCTGCATCGATGGCAATTCCGCCACCTGAAAACATTGATGCAACTAACCAGGAAGTTTTTTCCGCAACCCAATCAATTCGAGAAGTTTGGTTCATACCAATACCAACACCAACAGAACTTTTATGAAATGCATAACAGATTCTGTCCGAGCTACCATCAATAGCTAAACCGCCCTCATCGGGTCTATCGCCAATAGTTATTATTTTAAAACCAAGCCAAGTATCCAAATCTCCATTTACAAGAGCTTTAATGCTATTGAAATCAGAGCTTTGTACGCTAGTTTTACCTAAGAGGTTACTGAGCGAGTTCGCATGCACCAAAAGTGTTCTATCACTCGGTGGAACATTTTTCGCATCTAATGTTTTTTTAGCTGCTCGAATCATCCCAGTATTTAATCCATTAGCACTTCCTGAGCTGCCATCTTCTTGGATGGTGTTAGCTACAGCTCCGGTTCCTGAGGCTGCTACCAAACTATCGATGGTCACTTGGTCCATTCTTCTGGCAATAGCTCCTGAAACAGATTGAACTAATTCGGATTTTTCTTGTATATTTACTTTTGGAGCGTGAAACATATCTGTGTAATCAGCTGCAATGTAGTCGGTCATAGTGGCCGATACATTACTCCAAGTTAGTGACATTGGCACTACATCAGTAAGTGGACTCCTAATACTAGCTGAACCCTTACTCAATTTTTGGAATTTTACAGTTGAACCCACAACTCCAGTTCTTTCCCTTGTTAACCCAGCTAATTGGCGTTGTGCCTGATAAGCCTGGTGAACTTCAGAATCAAACATAGTAATAAATGCATTACTTACACTTGCTACCATTGTGTTTCTCCTTAAAAAAAGGTTTATATTAAAAAATTATTTCGCTTTAAGTTATCTTATCCAGGCTCAAAACTTGTATTTCTAATACCATAATAAGCCGGCCAAATTTAAGGTTATCGACTATTACTTACACAATACTAACTAGAGTAATAGTGTGCAAATAACATCCCGATATTTGAAAGATATATAATAACATACAGAGAGTTATTATCCTGGGTATGGCTCTCCACTAGCCTCATAAAATGCTTTTTCAACTTGTCTTATATAACTTTCATCTCCAGCCTCATAGCGTGGGTCTTTAAGCATTTCTTTAGCCTTATCTATTGTCATTTTACCAGTTTCAAGAATCTCGGTTGTTGGAATATTTGGCTCTCCATAAGAACGCCTGATTTTATTCATAGCAACGACAAAATTAGGGTCAATAGAGGCACGACTAATTGCCTCCATTTCCTCCTGGTTAATAACTTTAGAATTTCTATATCCATTAAGCCAATTTTGAGTATTTGCAATAATAGTATCTGCATTTTTACCTAACTTCTCTCTTGCCTCAATACCTTTTTGTTGGACTTCATCATCTATAACTCCGACAGCTTTTTGAAACATTCCATAAGTTTTTTCAACTAATTCCTGGCTCATATTATTATCTTTAGCAAAATCAATAAAGTCATCAAATAAATCATCTGAACCTTTTTTATATTCTTTATTATAAAATTCAGTATCATAATTACCATCTTTAGGAGGTTTATGTTTACCAGCTGACATTTTATCTCTTAATGACTTTATGTCTTTTTGCATTTGTTCGGCATTAATATCACCAGTTTTTTCATCAAAATATTGTTCGTTTAAATAATCAGGCTTTTCTTTTGATTTTACTTTTTCTTCTTCTTTTGTTGGTATGGTTTCTTCGTCTTTTTGTAAGTGATGTACATATTTCTCCTCATCAGGTTTATTTTCTTGTTCAGTTTCTTCAGAACTAATTAATGGCTTTACTTCATCATTAGCTTGTTCTGTTACTGGTGTTTCTTCTTGAGCTGTGGATTGTTCCTCAGCTGCAACAACTTCATCAATAGCTTGCATAATTTTCCCTTTCTATAATTTTGTAGCTCTTAACATTCTTTTCAAAATATCTCTAACAACTGCATTTTCCCCATCACGATAAAATCCATAGCTTGGGTCAGCTCCAGGTGTCCAACACTCCTTTTCCAAGTATTGCTGCTTTAAAAATCTTAATACTTTAGTTCCATCAGCTGATGAAAATACTCTCAACATAAGTTTATCTAATTCCTCAGGCGGCATTTATATCCTCATCAGGAGCTTGTTGAGATTGTTGAGCTTGAACAGCTGTTTGAGCCATTTGTTCAACAATCACTTTTCGCTGTTGTTTTGAATTTAATATACTTCCCGGCACTCCCATTTTATTAGCTAAATAATCTAATACTGCATCTTGATTAACTGCAACCTGGCCAACCGGTCCTAATCCCTGAGCAATTTGAATAAACTGCATTACATTCTGTAAATCTGTCATATTTTGTGATTGAGCTAGTGGAGATTGAGGAACAATCTTAACTACATTCCCATCAACTCTTAATGGTAAATCAATTATTTTTTGGTCATCCATAACTTTTAATGTCCTTTGAACTATCGGTATTAACGCCTCAGTTATTAATCGACCAAATGCACTTCCTAAATTAGTAGCTAAAGATTTCATTCTTTCCATAACTTCTGTAGCTGAACGAGCTGAGGCTGAATCTGGTGGAATCGAATCGTCTAATAATGTTGTTTTAATATTATCAACCAAATCTTTAATAATTATTTGAGCTACATTAAAATCTGATGAGCGGGGTAGGGGAGTTAATGATGGTCCTTGACCACCACCATTAGACGCAACTGGGATTACACTTCCAGGAGCAATACGAATATTGGCTGGATTTAAAACACCATCATCTCGAGCTGTATATACACCAGCGATTGCTAGGCTGGCATTTTTTAAAATCATTTCTTTAGTTTTATTTAAAGTCTTAATATCATCGATGCAAGATACTAATGGCCCTCTACCAAATACCTCTCCAGCTACTTTAGAATATCGACATACAACAAAAGGTGTATCCTCTAATAATCTATAAACTAATTCACTAGCTTGCTGACCTTTACTATAACCATTTTTATTATAGATAATGTGATAACACCATTTTTCTAATTCAGGTTTATATATAGTAGCCTCTAATAGATGAACTTCTTCCTCAGGTTTATCTTCTATTATTTTTTTTAATTGTTCACCTAATACAGCATCAGGCCAAGTTCTTTGAATAACATCAGCTCTAACTTTAATTTTCCTATAAACATTTTCTACTTTACCATTAGCTCCCTCCTCAATGGATATTAAATATTGAGGAATAGCCTCGAACTTAATCGGAATATCATCAGATGGTCCTTTTTGTATCATAAGGCACGCTGTTCCAACACATAAATCAAGGAGAAATTCTGAAATGCTTAAATCGAAATTTGTTTGGCGAATTACTGTAAACATTTTTTCTGTGTACATATCTAAGGCTTTTTGTAATTCTTCAGGATTATCAACCTCATCTTTTGCCACATCGCCTACAATTAAACGACACCAGTTTCTATAGGGAGGAAATAAAGATGATTGTAGGCGATTGGCAAATCGTTGGGTTGAATTTATAGCTGTTGAATCAAAAACTTTGTTTGTTTTTTTCTGGCCTGGGGTTTTTGTTTCCCAATAACCACTATATAAATTTCTTTGTGGCAATGCCATTTCATAACATTGCTCATAAATATCTCGCCAATTTTCTTTACGAGCATCAGCTTTTTCAGCTCGTCTAATTATTTCTTGTGGTGTAAACTTTCCTTTCATTAGGAAACTTTAATATAAAATTAATAACAAAATAACAACTAAAGCAATAATAATCTTATCTTTGTTATTGTGATATAAACATTTAATTTTGTTAAAATATTCCATCATATTTAACCCAATGTACTTCCACCCATAATACCTAGAGATGGGTTTTCTCTATCATCGGCCAATAACATTCTCTGACCACCAGCTCTCCTGGCTCTCATTTTAGATTGAATCTGTTTATTTTTTTCAGCTTTTTCAGCTTTTAATCTTCTGTTCTCATCCTCAACAGCTGTATTAACAACTGGTGCTGGTCTTGGTGGTGCTTTTGGTTTTGAAAATACTCCGCCCATTTTAATACCCCTTTGTCATTGTTTCATTAGTTTGTGCAGTTAATCCACCATCATCAATCATTCTAATTTTTTTCATAAATTTTTTGTATTGAATAGGGTTAGATACTTGTAATAACTGACGAACCACTTTGCTTTTAGCAAATTCGTCAAATTTTACTTCTTGCTGTGCCATTAATATATTCTCGCATAAATATTATAATCGGAACCATCAGGGCCATAAGACCTTAACAATCCCTCATTTTGAAATTTAGCATACTTAGCGTAGCGGATGTTAGTAGGGTTACTAGAGAGTATATACATTTGGAGCCTTTTTATCGTAAGAAAGTCGGGAATTTTATCAAATATTCTTTTTGTACTCTTTAAAAATGGAATTGAGTATCTTTTAGTTTTACCATCAAATATCATCCAGCACTCATAAACATTATGATACAACTGAAAAAAGCCAAATATTAAATGCGGTTGATTATCAACCATAATCGTACAAGAGTGACCAAACGATGCTTGAGTTTCAACATAACTAAAATAGTCAGGTATATTTTCTTTTAATCTTAATTGGTCTTTAGAAAAACTTAATAGATACAAATGATGTTTATAAAATGGAAATGCTTTACTATAATCAGGTATACATCCTTGAATGAATGTATAAAAATCATTTACCATATTTCAAATTCCATATCAGCTATGGTTGTTTGTCCTTTGTTACTCTGATAACTACCTCGAACTAAACGCTTATGTTCTCCTCCTCCTAATAATAAATAAGCGTAAGAATCACCTATGTGACTATGCTGGTCCTTGTTTGGCACATCCCTAAATCTATCCTGAGAGCCGGAGATACCAACCCTTTTAAAATGATACCCTCCATTTAATGCTTTTCGCAATCTTTTACAATCTCGATGAACCCTAAGAGCTGGCTTGCCATCAACTAACCTAATCATTGGTGCAGCTCCAGCCTCTCGTCTTACTTTAAAATCATTTGATGCAGTAG